TATAATAGACCTCATTACCATTCTCATCCATCGTAAATACATCCTCTTTAGTGAAGATGAGAGCAGCACAAGATGCGTTTGCTCCTTGTTGCTCAATCAGAAGTTCTAAAAACTCTTTGACTTGTGAAAGTGTGCGGTTCATAATGTTATTCTACAGAGTAAGATGCAACGGATGAAGGAATGCCAGACAGTGCTAATGAACTGTTACGATCATCGGCATAGTCATTAGCAGCAATCTCAGAAGGGAAGGGACCGATATACTCAGGAGAATTGAGTGCATCAGATACAAAGCGAACAAAGAATGTTTGTGTCATTTTGTTTGAAAAAGTGCAGCAACTTTAGAATAGGCACTCTCTACACTTTCATCATCAACACACTCACGATATTCGGTGAGTGCATCATAGATAGCATCCCATTCTTGGTCGGTAAAGAAGTCTTTGATCATTTGAGTTGTGTTCATACTATAGGAACACTTTCAGGGGCCCAGTTGTCATCAGTAATCAGAACCATCGTTGTAGTGATCATAACTGGACATGACAGCTGAAATGGCATGATAATATCCTTTCTGAGAGTTATCGTAGAACATACGATAAAGTGATGCGATGAGTGCTTCCATTAGAGACCGTTGATAAACTCAGCAACTGCATCGTTGTATTCAGTTTCGGTTGCAAATGTGCGACCGTAGATTGTTCTTGGATAGGTAACGTTGATGTCACCAACCGCTGCAACATTGCGGCAGTCTTGTTCATCATAACCCATCTCGATTAGGTTTTGAACGTAGGGATTGTAGTGTGTCATTTGAAAAAGAATGAATGAATGTCAGTTTCCTGGTTATACTGAATAATGAAATCTCCAATCTCTACATTATCACTTTCTTCCACAAGTTGTGCGAACTCGGTGACATTTGAGAAGGGAAGTTGGGGAAGAATGCAATCTCCAAACTCATCAAAAGAATTGACGCAATTACCAATAAAGTTCATAATCAGTCAGGGAAGAATAGAGAAAGAACCACAGAACTTGCGAACCCATTGTAGAGTTTCGTAATAGGATGTGCGGGGTTTCGACATCACCATCGACACATCTTTGTGAGGGTTGTATGCAATCGCAACATAGAGATTGCCGCAGTCAGCATCACCTAGTTGTTGAATCCACATCTGATTAACTTTACCTTCCTTCCAATCTGTATGGTAGGAGTAGACTTGATCCATTTGAGTTGTGTTCATACTATAGGGACACTTTCAGGGGCCCAGTAGGCATTAGCGAGCATACAAATAACCACCAGACCAATCAGCATTTTGCAGAAGATATTCACGATCAGCAATCAATCGCAGATCATAGCGTACACCTTTGGCAGGAGACTTCCAGCTGGCAGACTTATAAACTTCACCAGTCTGCTTATCAATGAAGGCATGAACGGAGCGAGAACCACCACCATCAATAAAGACGACTTTGTGATACTTTTTACCAGTTTCTACCTGATAATCAATCGAGCAATCACCTGCTTTCAGTTCATCAATCCTCTGTTGATGATACTCAACTTGAGTACCGTGAATTGCAATAGTACGTTGATGTCCACGAATAGCATACTGACGATAGTTATCTTTCAGTGCTTCAATCAGCAGGTAGGTGTTCTTGAGAACGCTATCTGCGATGGTTTGTTGTGCTTGGACTTGCATTTGAGTTGTGTTCATACTATAGGGACACTTTCAGGGGCCCAGTGAGCATTACCATCCTTTATCAAGCATTGAATGAAACTCCCACCAACTTTGATAATACTCTTCCCCAAGTACTGTTCTATACATTCCAGAAAAAGTATGAAGATTTCTCTTCTCAATCCCATCTCTATTCTTGCGCCACCAAGAATAAAACTGATGTGAGTTCCTGTTAATCATATCCAATTCTTCTCTAGTGTAAAGTTTTGTTGTGAAAAGATCTCACGATCAACTATCTTGTGCGTACCATATTGATTGGTGAGCACATAACCTTCATGATCGCTTCTCTTGCCGTTGATGTAGCATTCAATATCAATGTCACTATCAATGAAGCAGAACAGATCTTGCTTGATAGATGCAACCAACTTCCAAAGCCGTATCAGGTTGACATCACAATCACATTTTTCGGCAATCTCATTCTCCTCTACATCTCTTTGCTCACGAATGCAGGCATTGAGTTCTTTCTTGATTTGTAATGCCTTCCTATCAGAAACAAACTCACATAGAGTGGACATTTGACGGGCAAAGTCACACATATCACCAATATCTTCACGATAAGGGTTGATTGATGCGGCAGGTTTTACCCACTTCACATTCTCACAATCAGGAACATCTGCACCAAACGATGCAACACACTCACGCAGATTAGCACCAGAATAGGAAGTATGAGGAGCAAAGATAATTGCCTCTTCTACACAATCTGGAAACTTGTAAGTGATAGTGTTGGGGCGATAAGTGTCACTCCCACCGTATCCGATGAAGTCGCCTTGTATGATACCATCAATTCGGGGCAGATTGTTGAAGCAGGCAATAAGAATCTCTGCAACCCGAAAAGTGTTGCCGTGATTACGCAATATGTCTTCAACACAATAGTTTACCTTGATCTTTTTCTTGTTGAATACACTTTTGGTGCCCACAAAAAACTTACCAGTCTCAGGATCTGTGCCAAAGACTACAGCTGGAGCACCATCAATCTTGACGCTGATGGTAGATTGTGGATCGCTAAACCAGTTCAGAACTGATAGATCACCAGTCAAGATTTGGTCTTCAGGATGTTCGAGATGTTTGTTTTGCATGAGTATAGTATGACAGAAAAAAAGGGGTTTCGCAACCCCTACTGTATCAGTCTTCAAACTGCCACACGAGAGGCAATCAGTTGTTGATACTTAGACACAGAATAATTTACTGCTTGCTTCACATAAGGAGCACAGAACTTAACTGCTTTCCTTACATCTTCACCGAACTTAGCAAACTCATACTCATGAATCTGCCAACGAACTTTAATGTCTTCGGCATAATCATTCCAGGTCAAAAGAGGTTCTGGAGCAATCTTTTTGGTTTGGGACATAAACAATTTGAAAGTGAGTTGTGAGCACTGCTCACACTACTGGGACACTTTCAGGGGCCCAATTACTATCAATCAACATCATAGTTTGTGATGTATAGATGCTTGACTTTTGCACCTGAATGATCTTTATCCTTACCAAATCGTTGAGCATAGGCAAAGTCTTTCTCAATAATGTTAAAGTCTTTGTAACTCTCACGATAAAACTCATGATCAGAATGTATAATCATCCACTGCCCTTTTGTTGCCTTGAGACAACTCAAAAGGTCTTCATGTAGTTTCAAACCACCATCACCCTCAGTATATCCAAGTCGCTCAAGATACGGAGGATCAATGAACACAAAATCATCTGCATTGATCTGCTCAAACAAATCAACGAAGCTTCCATACCGAAATATACATTTCTTCTTTAGGTATTCGTGATGATCAGGTGACAGATTGCACGAAAATCGTTTATAGTGTCCGAAGGGAACATTAAACTCACCTTTGGAATTGTATCTCTCCATTCCAGAGAAGCACAACTGTCGCACAATAATGTATGCTAGTGCTCTTTCCAGTTGATCTACACAATCCCATGATTGATTGATTACTTCCCGAGCAGCATAAAACTCTTGCTCAAGATCATCGTGCTCCAGACCTTTGATATACTCTACTCTGAGTTGTAGTTGAGGGTACAGATCCTCATTTGCAACTACAGAGTAGAGGTTAATCACATCACGGTTGATGTCACTCATCAAAGCAGGATAGCCTAGACCAAATGACACTGCAGCTCCACCACAAAAAGGTTCAACAACTCTTGTAAATTGTGATGGCAGTAGTTGTTTAATCAGGGGAAGTTCCTTACTCTTGCCCCCTTGATATTTTATTAAAGGTTTTAAACAAACGATTGGTTTCATAGGTACTCAATCAGTTACTTACTAATTATAGCATCAAAGACCCATTTCTACAAGAACAGGTGCAACAACCTCACGAAGGAAAGTGAAATACTCTTCAGAGGTGAAAGGTGCATTGATTTTTTCAATCATCCAATTCACACCATAAACTTCCACGCCCTTGTTATTATACTTGGTTTTCTCTTTCTTGCTAACTTCTGCAACAACAGGAACAAAATATCCAGAATTTACATTACCACCAACAGTGAGAGTAATATCCTCAATTTTTGCATTAGATGCACGAATTTTCTCACTATCAAAATTGAGATTGCATTTACTTTCAAGATACCAAGTTTTGCATAATGCCTCAAATAAATGATCAATCTGACGAGTGCAACCATTTACATCAATCAAATTACTCTCTTCAATAAGATTTTGAGCAATCAAGCTATCACTGATAACAAGATTCCAAAATTTTTCAATACGTTCACCAAATGCAATCAAAATTGATTGTGTAGAAACACGTCCAGAAAGACCTAGTGCAGAAAGAATATGAGATTGTGTTTTCTTTGGTTTGATCGTCAAAATCAAAGGGAGTAGATTTTCTTCTAGGTAAGACATTTGGTGTGGGTATCTACTATAAGGACACTTTCAGGGGCCCAGTATCAATCAACTGGAAGTTTACCCTTTGATGTACTCTTCTTGTGCTCTTCAATATACTTCCGTGCAGAACTTTCAGTCCTACACACTCTCTCAAGTTGCTGCCCATTGTGTATGATGATGTATCCAGAGTTTCCACCTGGACCATACGGAATAGCTGCATATGCTAAATCCTTTCCGACTGTAAATCCTTCTTTCATTTGCTATACTTTGGAAAAAATCGGTGATTTGGTTGCACTGGATGACCTGTAGGTCGTTTGCAGTAAAATCTTCAAAAAAACACGTTTTGAACCCAGTGGTGGACTGGGTTCTCAGTGAGACTTATCGTGTGACCACGGAGATAGCAGGTTCTAAAGTCACAATAATTTTGTCACCTAACCTATCCACTTTAGAGACTCGGTATCCTTCTGCCAACCTATCTTTGTCGTGGTTGATGAGAGACTTGAGTTCATGGCAATCATAGCACAGCAACTGACATTTTTCAACTTCGGGTATAAGTTTTTCAAGAGAGTGGTCAAGTGCTTTACCTATATTAAATGACTTTTGTGTTCTATCCAGATGGTCAAACTGAAGATTTTCAGTTATACCACATCCAACACATTTTCCACCCAAATGTTCCAAAAGAACTTTGCGTCTTTCTTGTCTTCTCAATCGTTGAGTTTCTGTTCTCTGTGCCCTATGCTTTTTTGCAAGTTCTCTATTTTTTGAAAGAACTTTTTCTCTGTATTCTTCATCAGTGGCATATCTTTCTCGGTCTTTGGATGCTCTGTCGGTCTTTTCTCTTGAAAGGCGGTTATGCTCATTCACCTTTTCTTTGTTATCTTGCTGGTATTTTTTCATATACTCAGCTTTCTCTATCGGGTCTTTATAAGGCATAGGACTATAATAAATCACACACTATTATTTATACATTATAGACCTTTAATCACCTCCTAACTACAGATATTGCTGGTTCACCTTTGTTGAATATCGTGTCAACAACTGCCTGAACAGTTTTAGCAGTTGTAATTCCAACTTTTGTATAAACTGGTATACATACCAGACCAAAAGATTTGGTGTAGGTATCAACAGCTCCAGGAACAATCTTACCCTCGGCAAGACCCCTTGCATCATCGTGATGCAAACGAATCACGCGACCGATAGTCTGCGAAACGGAAATAAAATCCATGGAGCGCATAAACAGCACTGCTTCCAATCCTGATACGTTGATGCCCTCAGATAGAATGCTATGATGCAACACAACAAACTTCTTGGAGTTATCCTTGCCCCATGCACTTAGGGTGTCAAAGAATACCTCACGATTGACTTTCTTGCCATCAATGACAGGGCCAGTCTTGGCAGTAATGTACATCCAAGAGTAACCACGTTGATTGAGTTCGGAGCAGAAATCAGTTTCTGATACCAAACCAACGATTTGCTTGGTTGCCTTCGCACAGATCAAAATCTTACCGACATTGTGCTCATCAATCGTTTCCAGCAGATTCTCTGCATCACGATCAAAAACAACCTGCTTACCCTTCACCATAGGAAGTTGCTTAACGTGTACTTTAGGAGGCACAATAAAACCACCAGCAACTAACTCAGGAGCAGGAACATTGATGATCACCTGACCATAAACCCGTGCATTATTCATGCCTGGTTTAGTCGGAGTGAGAGAATGCTTGGGCGTAGCTGTGAAGAAGTAGCAACGATTAGCATTGGCAGCATAGTGTTCTGTTGCAGGATAGAAGTGACGCTGAACAGAGTTATGTGCCTCATCAAAGTAGATCGTATCCACATCAATCTCTGCCTTCTGAAGACGAGACAGTGAGTGATAGGTAGTGAAGATCAGTTTGTGTCCTTGAGTATCACTCACCCACTGCTTAATCTCACCAGGGCGAGTAGAAGATTGGTGATGGGTTTCGCCACTGTGAACGTGAAACACAGAAGCATTGGTGATACACTCAAGAAACTCACTAGAGAGTTGCTCAGCAAGCAAAATGCGAGGGCAGACTACAACAATGGTCTTTGCAGTTTGAGACAGAAACTCACGAATAGTATCGTGGATCATGTTCAGAGTCTTGCCACCGCCAGTAGGCACGATGACCTGACCTTTGCTATACTTTTGCATAGCAACATCAGCACGTTGTTGATTAGGACGGAGTTGAATGCTCATAAGGGTTGTGCTCATACTATAGGGACACTTTCAGGGGCCCAGTTACTACTGTGCTTGCGTCTTCAGTGCTTCAAGAGTTTTGATGGTTTGTTGCATTGCAGCACGTGAATATCCAGTAGCATAAGGATAACCTTCCGCATTAGGATTGCTGGGTGCAGTATAGCATACATTCACAGCACTTTCAAGACCCTCAATTAGAGTTTCAAGGGTAGTGAGAGGTACATTCACAGTTTCCATAGTGTTACAGGCGATTGTAGAGGGTGCTGGTGAAGTGTATCAGGCACCAAACAATTCGTTAAACAAATCATCAGTTTCTTCGTGCTGCCTATCAATCAAGTTACGCATCTGAACAAGACGATCTTGCTCCATCTTGAGGTTAAGAATTACCTCACCAATGTCGTGCAGTTTGTTATTGATTTGAACGCGATCAAAACCATTCACAGTGGTGACTAAGTATTCCTTACCATTGATCATTCTGGGTTGGTCGATAACAAAGTTGGTCATTTGGTTAGTGCTCATACTACTGAGACACTTTCAGGGGCCCAGTTATGGTTTATAATGACTTGCTGGTTTATCAACACCCTTCGCAAGATCTCTATGCAATCTCTTGCCAGCTCTTACCATTTGTTTCTTTTCAAGTTTAGTATATTTTCCCCTAACCATGTGATCTTCAGGATTTCTTGAACTTGAAAATCTATCATCTTTTGCTGGTCCTTTTGCCTTTGGTGCTGCTTTCTTGGCAAGCAGTTTAGTTGCTTGCTTCTCCAATTCTTTTGGTTTTGCAGTACCACCTGCTTCTCTAGCTTTACGCTCTAGGTATGCCTTGCGTTGTGCTTCTTTGGGTGAGAGTGCAGCAGAACCACGCTCTTGTGTTGGTTGCTGTACTCTGTCAGATGCAGACTTTTGTGTACCAATATCTGCTCTTGATTTATATGATGATGGTCTGCTTTGTCCACCAGCTAATCTTTTTGTTCTGCGAATTTCTGGTGTTGATTTTTTTCTCAGAGTTCCAACTCTTCCACCTTCACCTTGACGACGGATTTGGCTGCCTGACATAACAGCAGCATCGTATGCTTCATTACAGAATTGAGAGAACGTCTTCATCAGAAACAAGGTGGTTTCTTTTTATTTATCTCTTTATACTATAAACCCCCTCCATCCAGAATGGTGGAGAGGGTGGACAGTTAAGAAACTGGTTAGTATTCTTCAGATGCTGCTACTTCTGCAGCTACCTTTGCTGCTTCTGCTGCTTCTTCTGCCAATTCTTTATCATAAGCAGCACGACTTCCCTTAAACACTAGATCATTAGCATAAAAGTAACTCACACGCTCACGACGAAGTTGTGCTAAACGATCATAAAGTGCTTGTTGCTCCTTTGTATATTGAAAGTTTTGTTTGCGCCAAGCAACATTTAGTTCGCGCAGTTGATAAATGATTTCAGCAGGTTTCATTTGTTAAGAGGTGAGTTGTAGAATGAGCGAAAGATTGTAACAAGAATGATTGCGGTTGAGACAACACCAATCAGTCCAAGAAAGGTGACACCATCACCATTAAAAGCATAAGTTGAAGGAGTCATTTCAGGTAAGTTTTGTTTGTAACGTAGGTGTGATAAATGCCGAAGATTTTAACAGTTTTCATTAGTAATCGTAGTTTCCGTTGATGTAATCGTTGACATTAAACTTTTCTTCAGCATCAATAGATTCACTCATTTCTTCAACAAAGTCAAAGTGAGAGAACTCTTCGATTGAAAGATCGTCGAAATCGTCCATTTGAGTTGATTGCTTACACTATAGAGACACTTTCAGGGGCCCAGTTTCACTTCACATGTATTTGTACATCCTTTGCACCTTGCTTTTCTATGACTTGCTGCCAAAAAACAGCATCGTCAATAGAGAGAAACGATGCTGTTTGTTTTGAATAACCTTTCTTTTTCGGTCTGAGGTAAACTACCTGGTACTTCATTATGAATGTAAATCTCAATAGGTTGATTATCGTTCCAGTGCCTCACAACTCCTGCCACGATAAAAGCATTGGTGATTAGGTAAGTCAGAAAGATAAAGGTACGAATGAGTGATATTTTGTCACTCTCTCTATCACACTTGGATGCTTTCTCGCCTAATGCTTTTGACCACCATCTCCATGCTGTTTTGTGTTTCATTTCTCCGATTCCTTCAACAAGCGAACATCTTTCCATTGATGTGGATAAACTAAAATACACACATCTCTTGATCTTTCCTCAGATTGTTGAATGCAAACCGTAATGTACTGATTAGATACAAAATCAACAAAACCAATGTGCTCATTATAACTAACTTCTAATCCTTGATAGAATGTAGTCATCCAAATGCTGCCTCTAATGGTGTTTGTTTGATTGGCATTGCTGTATAGTTTCTGGTGGACTTAATATCCACTTCTTTACCTACAGTCTTGACATTTACTGGGGCATAATACTTTTTGTTTTTTGTGTTATAGAAACCCCAAACGGTGGCTGTTGGTTTACCCAGATTAAAGTCAAATTGCCGATGACAACGGAGCATAATGCGAACAACATTATGCCGAAACTCTTCATACTCATAAGAATAGTTCTCAGGTGCTCTGTGAGGAAAATCAACAATCATACACTTTTTCTTCATCAATTTCTTCAGTCATAATGAGAATCAATCTCTCAAGTTGACTGATTTGATCTTGTTGTTCTTTGACTTTACTTTTGAGAGCAGCAACTTGTTCATTAAGTTGTTGCTTGAATGTAATTGCCAAATAATTTTCGGTTGAAATAGTAGTCATAATCAGGTAGTAAAAGAATCAACAACGCGGGAAGTTTGATCGTTTGCAAGAGCAAACTTTTCTGCTTGAAGAATATTCTCTTTCAGGCGTGAATAGTGCTGCTGATAGTAATCATCATCGCTAGAAGTAATGAGATCAAAACACTCATCATCACTCTCTGCAATCACATTCCAAATGCCGCCATATTCTGAACTGGGAAATGGAATGTAGTGACCAACGATGTAAAGAAACTTGGTTGCCATTGTCTGTTGTAAATTACCCCTTAATTGTAGTAGTTTTTGTCGCCTTCGTCAAGTATATTGCGATCAGCAGCAGCAATAAATGATGCACCGATTGTAATAAGTGAACCAAGAGCCATTCCAAGAAGAAAAGTCATGTGAACTCCGCAAGATAATAGTCTACTGTGATTTCTAAACGTGTTGCTTCACGCTCACAATCTTCAATAAAATTGTCAATCAATCGTTCTGTTTGAAGTTCTTTGCGATCATCATCGTAATCAATCATCGTTGTTTTTCTGCAATACTATAAAGTTTGTTGTAAAGAGATGCTGTGCTGCCATATTCTTTCTCAAGTCGCACTTCTTGATTAGGTGCAAGATGATTGAGAGCAGACAGCAAGATATTCAATTCATTTGTGTTTAGACTGACGTTTATCATACATTAAGCAGCAGCAGGTGTTTTGATTTCAACCAAAGTAGGTTGATAATGAAGATTATAGCATATCCATTCTCCACATTGAGTAAACAGATAAGCATATTCTTCACCATCACCCAGATACTGAGTAAGGCAAGAATCGAGGCGAGGTTCAGTTACATCACCACGA